GGCTTTACGCTCCGAACGGCAGGGAAAGTTGCTTGCGCTGACCGCCCTTTGCGGGAAATTGAATCGGAAAGCCGCATGCTTTGATTCTGGCGCGTTCTTTGCGGATCGTATCCTTGCAACGCCCCATGATTCTGCCGATTTCCCGCGCCGACAGTCCGACCGCGGAATAATACATAATTCGTTGCCATTCCGGTTTTAACCGCAGGATTTCCATGCGAATGGCGTTCATTTGCTCGGCTTGGGCTTTGGTCGATTGTTTGCCTTCCAAAACGTCCAAGATAAAGGCACGGAACTGCGCCGCGACGGGAGTTTGCGCGTACATTGCGATCAGAGCCGCTCCGCGCGCCGAAAACACGTTCGTCAACTGCTTGCCCCCGTTCGTCAGCATCTCGACCGACAACATCATGTCGGGAGTAAATTCTTTGCGATGACGACGGTACAACTGCTGTACCATTTTGCGCTTCAAACCCAAGGCGGCTTCGATTTGAAGCCCCCTTAAATACGGGGTGTCGTTGATGTTGATGATTTCCAGTTCGTTGCCCTGAAATTTGATTAAATTTGTCATAAAGACCTCCTATTGTTAAAATTTGAACAAAGCCGCCCAAATCGTTTTTGAGGACGATCAAGGCGGGAGGCTGCTCAAAACCTGCACAATAGGAAACAGGCGCACTTATTCGCGGCGAAAAGCCCTTATTTCGTGACCAACCTCCCGTAACCGTAAAATCGGGAAGTTCACGCACAAAAATAGCGTCGCAAACGGACGCTGTGCGTCCTATTGTATTCCAAAGAGGTTTTGAGTCCCCATCAGCGTTTTTTGCGCTGACGGAAATCAGATTACCCGTTTTGCCCGACGTTGTCAACATTGCGTTTCTTCCCTGTCATTTTCCTTGTGTCCGGGGCGGCGGAAAACCGCCCCGCCCATAAAGAAAATTCAGTCCAGTCCCGCTTTGGCGCGCAGTTCCTCGGTGGTCTGAACGACCTTGTCAACCGCCGCTTTGTGGGCATGATCGACATAGACCGAATACCCCATCACACCGAACCACCCGCAAATCGCCAGAAGCGTCAATGCATCAATCGCTTTTTTCATGCCGCCCCCTTACGCTTTCGCCAAATCGACCGTAACCGCCTGCCATTGCTGTTCCGGCGTGTCGCGTTTGTAAAAACGGTAGTACAGCTTGGAACCGTCCACGCGAATGCTGTCCGTAATCGCTTGCATGGCGGTCTGCCACTTTTCCTCTTGAATGTCCAAGCGGCGCAGTCCCAACAAAGCCGAACGGTTGATTTTGCCCTCTTTGTCCACTTGAAACGCGTTGTTGACAAGGACGCGGATCTTGTCGTTCGCGCCGTCCGACCATTCGTTGATGCACTCGTCGATCAAGCCCTTTGCCGTCTGCAATTCCGCGCCGAAGACGATGTTTTCGGAAATCGCGACCTTGACCATTTTCGTGCCGGCATAGTTCTGAAACGTCATGTTGCCTTTGTTGCCGCCGCGTTTCAGTCCGTACTTTTCGTCAATCAAAGACAAAAACGAAGAAACGTCGTCGCCCGTGTGTCCTTTGAAACGCTCGATTTGCGCGTTCAACGCTTCGGCGTACCCGATGATTTTTTCGACCATCTGGTCTTCCAGTTTTTCTTCGGGACGCACCAAATTGTCGGGGACAAGGTAGCCTTTCGCGTTCTTGTAATACCCCGCGGGGATTGCCGTGTTGTTTTCCGTATCCATGTTTATTTCCTTTCTCTTTCAGGTTGTTTGTGGGTCAGTAAAAAAAGCCAATATCTAAGCTGCTGTCGGATCATCGTCATTGTTCCTTTCATCGTCCGAAGCGCGAAGCCGGACGATATTGTCCTGTCCTGTTTTGTGGGCGCACGCTTTGCAGGCCTTGAACAGCAAAACGCGCTGATGATTGGTCGCCGCGAACGGCTGACGCTGGATTGATAAACAGCGATGCGCGGGAATTGCCCCCAAAATCGGGCAGATGACGGCGGCGGATTTAAACGCGCCGTTAAACGCCTTTTCAACGGTCTTTAAATTGCCCGCGTATTTGCCGTTCAAAACCAAGCTGATGGTCGTGTGGCTGTATCCCATTTTTTCGGCGACGACGCGCTGGGACTGCTGTTTGCAGACATCGCGCAGTTCTTCGATAAAATCGTTCATTCCTCGCCTCCGCTTTGATAGACAATCTGTTTCAAATTCGGGTCGAAGACCGCTTTAATCCGCAGGATTTGAGGGGCTTTCGCTCCCGTGCTTTTGACAAACACGAAACGGCTTCCGTTGCGTTTCAGATACTTGGCGCGGCACAACATCTGGCAGTAGGTATCCACGTTGTTTCGCGTCGTTTTTTGCGTTGTTGAAGCAATTAAATCGGTTGCGGAAAATTCTTTCAGAATCTTCATTGCCCGCCATAAATCTTGATTGATGTCGACAGACAGGATTTTACCGTCGCGGGTAAGGCGGGGAGCGTCAATCCCTACGTCTTTGGCAAGTTTGTAACGATTTTCCGTGAACGTCGTTACAACATACGGTTTGTTGACTGCCGTTTTTTCGATAAGCTCGACAAAGCCCGCTTTACGCAGTCCGGTAACATAGGTTTCGATTGTGTCGCGGTGAATTTTACAGCCCGATGAAAGACTGTTTAACGTAAATTCCCGTTGCTTTCGGATTTCTTCCCAGATGTATTGACGTTTGCTTTCCTTGCCCATGATCAGACCCTCCGCGACGGGGCTTCGCCCGTGAAAAAGTCTTCGTCGCCCCAATCTTCAAGGCTGATTTTGCGCTGTCCCCGCGTGATTGCCGTTTGGCGCACGCGTTCAAGGTTGACGCAAATGCGCCGCACCGACCCGCGCGAAAGCTTCCAAATCTTGTCCAGCAAATCGTCGGCGACTTCGACTTTGCCGCAATACAGGGCGCGCAAGGCTTGCGCGTCTTCAAAGCTGGCGGGTTGCGCCGGAATGAAATCCAAAATGCGCCCGTGCGTGCGCTCCCAACGCTTTAACTTGTTGGGCAGTTGCTCTTCGCCGATCAGAATGACGGGCGCGGCGGAGCCTTCAAACAGGTCGCGAATCACGTCCACCTTGTTTTTATCGACCAGATAGTCAAATTCGTCGATGATCAGCGTCCGTCCGCTTAAAATCAGCTGTTCGGTGACCATTTCGCCCAATGCGGCAAGCGTGTCGCCCGTCGAATAGGTCAAGCCCATTTCCTTGCAAATCGCTTGAAGCAGATATTTGACCGTCCACGTCGATTTCAGTTCGACATAATAGGCGTTCTTGGTGTTTGCGACATAAGCGGCGGCATAGGATTTGCCCCAGCCGCTGGGTCCGTAGAAGCAAACCAGTCCCGGCAGGTGTTGAGGACGGTTTTCCGCGCGTTCGACACCCGTCAGCAAAGCGATGACGTTGCGCAACTGCGCCGTTTGTGTATTGACATAAGCATTTTCTTCCATTACATTCTCCATGCTTTTTGAGTGCCGTCGGGGCTTCTGCCTCGGCGGTTTTCTTTTACATCGCGCCCGCTATTACTTTCGGGCATTTCGCCGCAAAAACCTGCGCCTTGTATTCCGCCGTCGTCGGATAGTTCTCAAAGAAGAACAGCTCGTCGTCGGTCAAGGCTTCGCCTGCTTCAAAGCGGGCTTTTGTTTTTTGCCAGCGTTCTAAATTCTGTTGCGGCGAAGGCGGCATTTTCACAACCTTTGCAGGCTGTTTTTGCGCTTTCAGCCGTTCGGCGGCGGCTTTTTCCGCCGCGCTCAATTCGGTCGGTTTGGGCGGTTCGTGCGAAATCGCGGCTTTGACCGCTTCCGCCATCTGTTCGGTTTGATAAGCAACCGTTTGCGTCGGCAGGCGTTCAAGTTTGCCGGCTTCCTCGGCGGCTTGCATAAACACTTCGCGAACCAGTGCGTTTCCTTTCAAATCCGCATCTTTTGCAATCTTGCGCCACGCTTCCTTTTTCACCGTTATCGCGCGCTTTTGAATAACGCTTCTCGCGACGGCGATTTCTTTCAAGGACACGCCTTTGTTTTCGGGCGAAACCACCTTGCAGATAAACTTGCCGTCAAGGTCAAACGCGTAAAGTTCGCCGTAATCCTGCTCGTCCAGCAACAAGCGCACCTGTTCGCCCTCGTGTCCACCCAGTTCGGGCGCGTTGTAATAACTGCCCTCGTAAGCGATGCCTTTCTTTGACACGACGCGAATGCCGTCCTTTCCGGCGGGCTTGGCAAGTAAAACGTCCAAGCAACGCTCGTCGGCGATGCGGCGGACTTCGCCCGTATAAGACGCGGCCTTTTCATCGGGCGTTATGCCCAGACTGCCGTGTTCTTCGCGTTCGTAAATGTTCTGACACCAATCGTCGCAAAATTCTTGCAGTTCCTGCGTCGTCAAACGCAATTCAATCTTTTCTTCCTTTTTAAACAGGCGTTGCGAAAAGGCTCGGCGAGCTTCAATGTCTTTGCGTTCCATCACGTTATGCCCGACATATCCCTCCAACTGTTCCAGCAAAGAATGGGAAAATGTCCGGAAAACGCGTTCGATATGCGGTTTTTCTTGCGGATTGAACGGACGGCATTGGATTCTTTCAATACCCAACGCGGCAAATACCCGTTTAATGTAATCGGCGACATAGTCCGATCCGTTGTCGGTGCGGACTGTTTCGGGAACGCCCCATTTTAAAATGGCTTTGCGGGTCGCACATCCGACCGCGAAAGCGGATGCCTTATCGCAAACGTGCAGACTCAAACGGCGGGAATAAACGTCGATGATGCCGACGATGTTGCACCGCTTTCCGTCCGCCAAAAGCAAGTCAGACGGCGTTCCGTCAAACTGCCATTCTTGGTTCAAACGGACAATGCTTTCGGACGCGTTTCCGGCGGCGGCTTTGTATTTCGACCGCCATGCGTCCGGATTTTTCACCGCCGTCAACAGCTGTTCGTTGTCCTCTTTCCACGTTTTGACCCAATCCTGCAAAGTCCGGTAGGACGGCAGACATTCCCGCGATTCTTTGAAACGGGCGCGCAGACCGCGCATGATGTTCTTGCAGGAAACGTGCGGGGTTTCGTAAATCGCACCCAAAATGTAATTTTTGACGGCTTCGTTTGTGTCGATGATGCCCGTTCCTTTGCGGCAACCGTATTTTCCGGCCAGTCCGGACACGCCTTTGTCGGCTAAAACTTCCGTCCAATTCCTTAAAGTGCAGGCGGATACGCTGATAATCGTGCGGCTGACCCAATCGGGCAGATTGACTTCGCCCGCATTGTACTTTTCCGCAAAAATGTAGCGGGCGCGAGTGTGTCGCAAAGCCCAGCGATTTCTGAAATTCTTTGAACGCTTCCAAGATTTCCAGCTTTGCGTCGATTCGGCTTTTCGCCCGTCCTTCGATATGGGCGTATTCCGCCAATCCCTGCGGATTGATTTCAGTTTTGACCGCTTCCTTTTTGGCGGCGGGCGCGGTCATGACCGCCAGCTGAATGCGGGCGACCTCCGGCAATGCGGAAATGTGGTACTCTTTGCCGCCGCCGCGTCCTTCGCGGGCGCGCGATTTCCAGTTTTCACGCTTTGATTTCAACTGAACATTTCGTTCAGAACAAGGCAAAGACGGTAAGTGCAAATCGGCGATTTCTTTTGCTGAAAACCATTCTTTCATGACCGCCTCCGAATTTTGACGGGCGCAATGGTGTTCAATGTTTTTTGATACTTTTTCAGCTCTTCAATCTGTTGCGCGACGCGTCCGCGTTCGGCAAGCAAAGCTTCGTCGCCAAACAGCACGGTGAA